AATTATCGGGTTCAAAGTCAACAACACCTAACTCTGAACTTATTGATATCATTTGAGCGTAATCTGCGTCAACAAAAAGTTTATTTCTTTTATTAAAATACGAAAGAATGTTTCCTCCTCCAGCACCTAATAACTGAGCCAAAAAACTCGTACTCGCTAATCTACTAATAATAAGTAGATTTAATATTTCCGAAACATCCGTAAAAGTTGTTGACCTCAATTTCTTAACAACGTATCCATCATAATCATCCGACATAATAATCTCTTGAAGAAATTGACTTCTAGGCCCTAAGTCCATGATAGTTGTTGGGAATTTTAAATTCTTAATATTCCCTTTATATAACGAATAATTTGGAGAGTCGGCGCCAATAAATTTGGTACCGTCCCAAGGACTACTTCTATAATAAAAATCATTTGTTGGGTGTAGAATTACCGTATCCCTACAATATTCACTGTAAGGGGCGTTTGGTGGGGTTGAGGTAGGACTTGTAAAAAATCTATCGTTTTTGATGTTGAATGCGTATAACGTTCCGTTAATCCAATTGTTTGTAAAAATATGCGACCAAACATCTCTACACGCACCAAAGGTAATTTGTATTCTTGACGACCACTCAGCAACTATTTTAATATCTTTAACTAACGATGAGAAAATTTTTGTTATTGTAATGTAACAACCATTTTCCATAATTAATTCGTGATTTGAGGTTCCATTTTCATAACACGATGGAGAAGGAGCATTTGATGGAGTATAAAAATGAAATTCATTAGGTATAAGGTCATTATAACAACCTAACGGTATCATTGTATTACAGTTAAATGTCTCTAAAACGGACCCTGTCATTACACTTGAACTTATTGGGTCAGGTCCCGCCTCAGGAACCGATGGTGAATTACTTTGAATTCCTTCAGTATTGGTTACCGTTCCATCATCACCAATTTGATATGCGGAAAAATTAGCGTTTTGTTGTAATGCGTAACTGTTACCCGCATTATCAAGGGTTAACGTTGATGTCGGAAGTCTATCTGACCTCATAATAATTTGATTACCATTAGACCCTAATCCAACAGGGTAACTATACGTTCCAGAATATCTTGGAGCATAATAATACCCATTAATTGTTGGTGATGTGATAGTGTTTACAGGTATATAGACTTGTTGTAACATTACCGAACCACCGTCAACAATTTCATTAACAAAATATCCTCTATTATCTAAAGAATAAGCATTATTAGTTGCCGTAAAATATTGATTAGTAGGTGAGGATGAACAATACGGAAAAACAGAACTACTAATACCATCCCACTCTATTGTGAAGCCATTTGGTTTAATCGAAGAAGCCCCATAATTTGTCTGACAAGCCACAGATAATGGTGGTGCACTTAACGGTGTAAAAGTAGGTATACTATTATCCAACGATGAATAATAACTTGGTAAATTTGACGTGAATGACGAAAATGATGCAAATCCTGATAACGCTGGTTGGAAGTGAAACGATTCGTAATAAAGATATTCCGAAGTTGCCAAGTCAATTGTGGTGACATCACTTGTCATTGTATGTCTAACCGATTTTACCCCACCTTGAATAGGATGATTTAATTTGTACTGACCTGTAACCGTTTTTCCTGCGGTTCCCATTGTATACCCAAACAATAAACTTAAGTCATAACTATTTTGACATCTTGACGAATATGGGTCAACTCCTCTAACCATTATCACGATAACTTGTTCATCGGCATCGATAAACATTGATAAAGGATTATAATATAATGGTAATAAGGATTGTGCACAGTTATCGGCGGACAAATATGTAAACGTCATATTATTATACAAATACCTTTTATTTAAACTTAAATCACTTGCAAGAGGATTACAAGAACCCGAAAAAGTATTATAGGTCATTGCGGTAATAACTTGAAAATATTCTGCGTCCATGGGGAACTTAGCGTATGACGCGTCATTAGTATTTCCGGTTATTTGATATACCGTAGTCTGAACCGGTAATCCTGTTGCCGCACCATAATTTGAATAGTTGATATTTATAGTACTACCTGGAGCATCATTAATTGAAGTTCCCGTAATACTTTTGGTGCCGTATTGGTTGTATGAAGTAACACCTGTTAAATTTACGTCCTGAGATAATGAGGGGTCTTGGAAAGAAATGAGTTGTCCCGCGGGAAAAGTCGATAATTGACTTTCTCGACATGAGATAACCACAACATTATCATAATGAAAGGTTGTTGCGGAGGCATTTAATGTTGTGTCAAAAGTAACTTTAATTCTATTATGTCCACCACCAGGGTTTGCTCCTCCAAAATCGTTAAAGTATTTTGCTTTATTATTAAATAAATTTATTCTTTCTGCTAAAGTAATACTTGATGTGAACATATATCTGTCATCACCGCTTGAGTCTTGTCCATAAGTTTGTAGTTCAGGGACCAAGGATTGTGAAGTAGGGTTAACGTTATCAATTGCTTTACCAGACATCATTGATGCAAATGCGTCAGGATAGGTTAATGATGGTTGGAAATGTATAACATTATACTCTGTTGAAATTGAGTACTGAGATAAAATCCCATTTATCCCTGATGAATTAATAATTGCGGTAGTATCGACTGATACAGGAGAATCCCCATCAGCGTCCCCCTCAACAGTATCCCCTTCTTTACAGGCACATAATTCACAATCAGGATATGATAAGTTAGGTAAACGTAAATGAACAAATAATTTCCATAAATTTAACAGTTTGTCAATTAATTCCGCCATATCCGCAAAAGTAGGACAAGTAGGAGAATTTACATTAACTCCAGGGATTAAGTTTATAGCATAAACAATCACCCTAATATAATTACAAATTATAATAACTATGGTAAAAACAATCGCAACAAGAACCGCCAATATTGGACCTAAAATGAATTTTAATAAAAACGCTAATATATGTGCAACAATTAATAATAAAATGATAATAGGTTTAAAAACAAACATCATATAAACAAATAAAAGATATATAATGTCAAATCTAAAAAACGAATCGTTTGTTGGAAATTTAACGTTCTCACTTTCACAGGCATCATCCAAAATGTGTTTTATTGTAATCATTCTATTTGGAAGAAACCCTTTTCTATATTGGTCAATCATCTGTGACACAGTATAAACTTTATTATACAACATCTCATAAAACGTGTCTTCACAATTAATCGCCGATTGTACGTCAGCATAATCATTCCAATCTAAACTAAAAGCATAACTTTTAATTGCGGTAGAATAGTTGGTATAAGGAGTCTGAAGGGGGTCATCACCACTTCCGTTAGTCCACCCATATTCTCTAATATTAGGGACTAAAAAATACCCTCGTTTAATTGCCTCACTTAATGAAGGCGATTGATTCCACTTAACCTTAAATCGATACTTTCCTTTTGTTGGTATACCTTGTTTAGGGTCATTTGATAATACTCTTTCACCAAATTCATTTGTTATGATATAATCCAAGTTCATTGGAATATCTACTAACCAAGCACCGTTTTCATCGATAAATTGTCCTCCACCTTCTAATGAAACAGTTTCTAAAACAGGTTGACCATTAATATCTTGAGCAATGGTTTGTCTTATCGCCAAAATTTCTCCAGGTCCCGCAACTAATCCACAAAAATTACCTTGTTTTAGTTTTGGTTTACAGTTTCTTTTTTGGAATTGATTATCAGCATTTGATATTATCGACCCCATAAAAATTGATGTAGGGGTTATAGTAATATTGGCCTCATCAGTTAAGTCAAAGTCAGTTCTTGTAACACCTAAATTACAAATTTCGGGTTGACCCCATAATGGTTCAACTTCTATAACACGATTAATTGTAATAATCTGAGGTAACTCATTTAAGTTAGTTGAACTTTTAAACTTTGTTCCCGCAACTTGGGAGGGAGTGGCTACTCCCATACGAATTAAATCCTGAGGAGATAACGAAAATTCTCCAATATCCGATAAATCAACATCAACATGTAGTGTTTGCGACCCTGTAGGGACACCAAAAATCATATAATCACCACTATCGTTAGTTTTTGCAGTATACTTAAAATACTTGTCATACACCTCAATTAATGTGGGGTCAACTAACACATCATGTTTATCGAAAAAAGTTCCTGTGGGTGAGTGATTACTATATGATGGTAGATATGGTAATAAATTATATCTATAACCATCGTCATTTAATTCGGATAAAGTTTTATAGGGATATAAGTCAGAAATTATTGGGTTTGTCGTGTCTTCATTTGTCAATGGAATAAACACCGATATTTTGGCGTTAGGTATACCAAAACCATCATTAACGGTAACTCTACCAATAATCACACCATAATCAGAACACTGTCTTGTGTATATTTGACTCTGTAATATTTTAAGAGATAGAATTTCAAGATATTCAAACTCTTGGTCTATTAAAACCTTTATTGACTTATCTACACCTACTTGAGTTCTTATTCTATATGAATTCGACATTATTAATCTTTTTTGATAAATAGTTTATATGCTACTTTCAAAAAGATAAATCATTATTTAATAAAATAAATTATCAGGAGAAATTAACTGTTTTTAAATTCTTAACCCTTACATTAATGTCTTTACCAGGAAATCTGACTTGATATGTCTGACTTGGTTCTGCAAAAATTGTCTCATCAACCAAATCAATTTCTCGAGTTTCTGAGTTTAGATATTTTTGAGAAGTTTGTGATGAGGAGTACTGTCCTCCAACTTTATTGAAAACTTGTATACCTGAAACAGAGATTACTCCGTTCTCACTTTGTATTTGTCGTCTAATTTCAGAGATGTATACATTTTGTCCCATTTGTCTATGCGAAGGGTTAAAATACGTTGACACTATATTAACAATTTGTGAAATTACCGCTCCTTGATTTTGACTATTATCCAAAACAACATCAAGGTTCATCGCTAAATCAATAACACTTGCAGTCTCAACTGAAATGTAGTCATTAATCATTCTATAGTTAGATAGGTAATTTGCCACATTATTTTTTAATGTGTTAGAAACAATTTCGGTTAATTTACCTGAATCATCATAAGACAACATTTTAATTTTAATCTTATTGTTTTCCTCAGTAATCGCCGCTTTAGCGGGAGCCCCGAATTGTGATGGCATTGTTCTGATAAGAGAATCATAGTCATTAACCGTAACCGCCCTGTTTTGTGCTGAGAAATTGAAACCGACTAAGTTTCTAACTTCTTCTGTTGTCGGAGATGCCGCTCCACCAATTGCCGCAGTAACATTAATACAACTTAATGAGTTAACTACACTTGTATTTATTGAGTCTGACGGTCCATTAACAAAGAAAGATACGGTTCCAATTTGTGTAATAACATTAACCCCTAAATTACTCCCTGTACCTCCACCGATTCTATATTGTATAAACATGGTTGTGTTGGCTTTAACCGTACTACCTAACGCCAAATTATTAGAATACTTATATAAATTTAAATTATACCCATCTCTTGCAAATTCTCGTAATTGTTCGTCAGCAGATTGTGTACCACCACCAAAAGTCATTTTTAAAAATCCTTCAGGAGTAAACTCGGTTATAAACTTGTCACTTGTTGTAACATATCTTCCAACTTTAATTCCAGGTTGGTCGGAAACTTTAGTAGGGTCTTCGATGAATACTCTATCCTCAATTAACGCCTTAACCTCATACCATCTATTATCGGCACCTAAGAATTCTTGTGATGAAGGCATATTTGCATATTGAGTACCATCTTTTAATAAAACACTTGTTACCCCTAAAACATTTTTTTCAGGTAGGAACATTTCAAAAAATGGTTTAACATCATTAGGTGTCATTACTCTTTTATAAACTTTAGTAATACCATTAACAACGGTCTCTCGTTTTACAATGGTATAATTAAGTAATTTGTTATTTGAATCGAAATTAGGTATTTTTAATCTATTTGGGTATCCGTCAGCATTAATCGCCGAAGCAAAATCAATATCATAAACCGTTTCAAAGACTTGACCCGCTCCACTAACTTGTGACCCTCTTCTTAGTATACCACAATATCTCAAATCTTCTTTATCCCCAAAAGCGGGCACAGTAATTGAAAAGTCAACTAAAGCGACTGAAGGTCTTTGACCTGGCACCTTTAATCCGTATGTTCTTGCAATGTTAAAAATTGACGACCTTTGTTGGGCGTATTGTAAAACAGTTTCTTGAATACTTCGGTCAATGTTAAATTGTAAGTTATCACTAACTGCGGCGTTTAAGTCCAATAACGCTGAGAACACTGACGCATCATTAAAATTGTCAATTAACTCGGGATAGTATGTTCGGGTAAAATTAATTAATTCAGTTCTTATTGACTGAAAATCCCTTGTTGTATACGATATTTTTTTATTGCCCATATATTATTAAATATTAATAATTACAAAATCACTCTGATTAAATACCGAATCTGTGATTATATAATCAATTTTAATTTTAGCGGTATGTTCTTTCTCACTTATACCAGGAACTCGATAAACTCTTACGTCTCCTTGGACATAGGTTCCTTTATCTTCTTCCTCATTAGACGCGTCAGTTACACTTATTTTTGTTATAGTGATTCCTGGTATATATTCAGAAACCGAATCCCTTATTTCCGCTTCAATGTCTGAAAATGTCGGACCATCCATAGGTTCAAAAATATATTCATAAAGTCTTGTTCCAAAATCAGGTAAATAATATCTTGTACCTTTTCTCGTTAATAATAAATGAATTAAATTTGCTCTGACCTCTTCATCACCATCTTGTGATAAAGAAAGATAATTACCTTTTAAAGAATCTCTAAAAGGGAAGTTAACTCCATATGTTTTTCCTTCTGCCATTAATCATAAATATAGTGTTACAATATTTTCGGTGAATAGATATAAAATAAAAAATCACGACATAGTGTCGTGATTTCTGTCGTGATTATTTAGTAATCACATTCCCTTTTTTGTATTTTGGTTCGTATGGACAATTTAAACATCCATTCCCGCAACAACTACCCCTTCGTTTATGATAACTTTCCGTCATCACCATTTTACCTTGTTCCCAATAAAAATCGGTAGGTAAATGTTTGTTTTTGGGGGTAATTTCTTTAATATGTAATTGGACAATCCAATCGTTAGATGCGTTTACAGTCATTTAATTCTTTTTAAATTTGTTTTCTTTTTTTTATTTAATAGGGCAGGAACCATTTATACAATCATATAGTTCCATTTCAGATTCTTTTATTTCAACTGAAGTGATTGGTTTAGTTTTACTAACCATTTCTTCGTAGACTTCTTTGGTAATTGTTTCGTAAGGTGCTTGGTCAAAACCATGACCATAATAAAGAAGGAACGATACTGTTTTAATTTCATTTCTAAAGTGGTCTCTCAAATATTGTTTAATATCTTCGATATCTTCTTTATTATAATAAACAGTACAACTTACTGAATTATCAGACCATTCTGATTGCATTTTTCTAACCATATCCAATTGTGTTCTCCAATCAAAATCAGCAGCAACTGGTGTGGTTTCAGGTAATTTACAAGGAAATGAGATAACCATTGTTGATTTATCCTCAGAACTATCAAAATTTCTTTGATATTCAATTGGGAATCCGTGTTTTCTACATACATCAACTAATGGTGAGTGAGATGAAATTCTAACTCTTCTAATATAAAAAGGACCCGCAGGATTTGGATGAACACCAGGTGTGACACCAGCCAATAAACTTAACGTTCCGCTTGGTTTAACGGTAGTCAATTTGATACTTTCAGGAAATCCTTTTTCACCTGAATACCATTTATCATATCCTCTTAACCAAACATAAGCCTCTTTTAACCATCCTTGTTGTTCTTTTGTTGCTTGGAGAATACCTGTCATTCCGATACCCATTCTCATATTCTTGTTAACAATCGTTTCAGTTTCTTTTAATGAACAATGTAATGCAAGAGAATGTTTGTTCATTCTATAAGCATAAATTAAAACTTCTTTTAACTCATCGTAACTTTCGATATTTGAAAGATAAACCTCAGCTAAACAACAAGTTTCAAAGTTTGCTAATGATTGTTCAGCACATGGGTTAAACCCTTCAACTTCAGGGTCAGGGTATTGTGTTTCACCTGTTCTACCTACAGTCCTTGCTAACTCCAAATTAATTAAACCATATGGTTCACCTTGGTTATATGTTTCCCAAAATTCATTTGGTAAATCATCAATGTTCTCAGGGGCGATTACTGAGTTATTACTCATAGACCTCCAATTCGGTATAGTCCCTAAATCCCATCTTTTTGATTTCAAAAACTCCAAATCATCAAAATCACCTAACGCAATTTGAGCCGAGCGTCTTACATTTCCCGCAACAACAACAAAACCTATTATATTCATTATATCTAAACAATCTATAGGTCTTAATTTTTTACTCGCCCTTGAATTTAATATTCTATGTATTTCTCCGATTCCCCAACATAAATCTTCAGGACCAGACGCGGTACCACCAAAACCTTTAATTAACGCTCCTTTTGAACGAATACAAACAGTTGAATAAGTAAACCCTTCTCCACCGTAAAAATGAGCTTTTAAAACTTTACCAAGTAATTTAACCCATCCTTCTCTAGTATCGGGCACAATATAATCAGCGTCCTTCGTATCCTTTCTCTCAATCTTTATTTTACCTTTAAGTTTAGGTAGTTGGTAAACATTATGTTTTTGAATATTATATCCAACACCGCTACCTAACATCAACATCTCAAAACACCATGTGAATGGTCTAATTGGTCCGTTTACTACTGTAAAAGCACAATTTTGTAATGATGGTAAACCTAATTTATCTACTGTTTTTGTGCCTAATTGCCACATAAATCTACCTGCGGTTGAGAATTTTAATTTCATTCTTAACTCAGCATATCTTTGTTTTTCTTCTTCGGTAAAACCAACATTAAGTTGTTTATCTGACGCATCCAATTCTCTTTGAACTACTTGCCAAAATTCTTCTGTTTTAGAATTTGGGTCATCTTCTTTAATTTTTCTTGAATAAGTTCTTTTGAATGTAATGTATCCAATTTCTCCCCAAGGAACCTCAATGTCTTTAATATTCATAATTCTTTTTTTTTATTTTTTTGGTTATTGTTTTTCTCTTTCTTTTCTTTTATCAATCAAATCCTTGATTCGTTGTCTATTTCTTTCTTCTGTCTGTTCTTCAAGACCTAAGAATGTTACTGATGATTCTGTATCGATATCTAACATACCGTTATCAAATTTACAGTTTTCAAATACAACACCATCATCACCGATTCTTGATTTAGTTATTGCTATAGTCGCCAATTTCATTTCTTTTTGTTGTAGAGATTTAGCCACGGTAATGATTACGTGCCCAACCTGAGCTTTTTTGATAGAACCACCCATTTGGTCTGTAGTTACCACATCAGAAGAGATTGAACTTCTATTACCCTGAGTTGCGGTCCATCCAACTAAATCCAACTCATGACACATTGATTCAAATGCTCTCATAACAGAACCTTCAGATTTCCATTCGTCACCTAAATTTTTATCAGGTACCACACAATCAATATAATCAAGTAATACCATGTCAATCTTAATACCGTCAGCAATCATTTTTCTGATTTGTCCTTTGATTTGTAACATAGTTACAGTATCCGATGGTAATTTTTTAAGTATTAACTTATTCTCCATAGAGTCTTTAATCTCTTTGACTTTAGCCATTACTTCTTCTTTCTTTATAGTTAACTCGTCAGGATGTACTTTTGTCCATAATGTGATGTGTTTTCTTTGAATGATTTTTGGGTTGTCCTCAAAAAATATTTGTAGAACATTATACCCTAAATTAAATGCGTGATTTGAGATTTTAGTTAACAATGTTGATTTACCAACACCTGTTGGTGCTAATATTACACCGATTTCCCCTCGTGCTAAACCACCTTTTAAGAGTCTATCAATACCTGGGATACCCATTGGTATTGGATGTCTATAATCTTCGTTTAAAACCTCATCTAAGTTATTAAAAACGTCTTCCGTACCATCTTGTCTCTCCCCTACTTGTAACGCTTGTCTAACAAGTGTTTCCAAAGTATCGTAGTTTTCAAACTCTCCCCCGTCAATCACTTTTTGAGCCTTAGTAATCGCTTTCTGTAACTCTTGTTGTTTACAGAATTTTAACGATTTCTCTTGAACAAATTCTTGTCCCTCGGTTGGAGCGTCTTTAATTTTTGTTAAAGTATCTAACACAATTTTAGACGCCAACTCTTGTTGTAGTTCTGATTTTGTAATTTGTTCTAAAGTATCAAACGTTGGGGTGTGTTCGTATTTGGAGTAGTACTCCTTTATCATTTGAATGATTATCTTAAAGTATTTGTTTTCAAAATAATTATTCTCAATTACATCGATAATTGACCTTGAAAAGTCTTTATCCACGATGATTTGGTTTAATAACTGTATCTGAAAAGTACTCCCTAAATAATCAAAATTTTTGTTTGATGCCATGTGTTTTTAGTATTGTTTAAGATAAATATTAAGGCTTAGTCGGAATTCCAAGGTACTCGTATGTTAAATTTTCAGTTGAAAAAATGTCAGTTAATTCCGAAAGTATACTTTTTATGTGCGGGCGTATGTCTACGGTGTATCTTATCTTTGGTGGGAAGATTTTTGCGTCCATCTGTCTATGACAAATTGTCATATCTCCGTCCTTAATAAAAATGTTAAAATGTTCAGGACCGTCAGTATTTGATGTTTCAAGCATCATTGGGTTCTGTTTAATCTCGTAAGAATTATCCAACAAATAAGTCGTCGCCTTCATTTTTAAATCGTGCTCTAAAATCCCTTTTAACTCATAAAGGTATTCATAAAACTCAAGTGAGTTTTTTGCCTCAGGGATATAATTTCTTACATTAAAAAATCGTTGGACGATGATGTTGTTGTTAACCATCATTAAAAATTCTAACTTTGTTGTTTCTTGGTCTTTCATAATCATTATTATTTTTTTTTATAATTTTTCTTCTCTTTTCTTGTTAATTTTAGAAATGGGGTTAAGAAGTTTACCCAATTATTATCTCCTTTAGGTAAAAATTTAAAGAATCCATCCTCCATCATCATTTTAATGATATTCCTATGTCCTCTCCCATCTGGGTCTAAAGATTCTGTGTAATATAGTTCTACGAGTGTTTTACCTTCATCGGTAATTAGTGGGTTTGATAAGTCTACAATTTTTTCATTAATCTCAAAAAATTCGTTTCCGTAAATTCCTGTTTTTGTTTTTCCTGATAGAAGATTTTTTAATACTGTATTATCTTTATCCTCAGATAACAATCTTTCCGCCTTTGTTAAAATGTCGGTTATATTAACCGTTTCGTCAAGTAACTCAGGAAATAATTTAATTAAAGTTTTTTCACCTAAATAATAAATCCCATCAATATTATCGGATTTATCTCCTGCCAATATTTTATAGGTTTTTACGTTCTCATGTGGAATGGAATAGTCGTAGATTTTGATTTTATCCCCGTTCTTATACGTTTGTTTTACTGATGGGGAATAGACACTCACCTTATCGGAAATAAGTTGTGTAAGGTCTTTATCTGACGAAAAAATGGTTTTAAATTCGTTGTGAGAAATCTGACAATAGTAAGCAATTAAATCATCCGCCTCATTATTGGTGACATTTATCTGTCTAATAAACATCTCCTCTAAATATTGTTTTACTCGTTCTTTTTGGGATTGGAAGGAACTCTCTTTGTACTCATTAATTTCCTTTGCACGATTTTCTTTGTATCTTGGATAGAGAAGTTTTCTACTTAAAGAATTGTCTTCTCCATCCCAAAATACAACTACTTTATCAAAATTTTGTTCTTCAATAAATCTTCTAATAGTATTTAGGAAATGCCATATACCACCAATATGTTTACCGTCATGATAAAAATCTTTTACCCCATGAAAACCTATTTTCATTAAATTGGTGCCGTCAACCAAAAGTGTTTTTATCACATTAGTTATTTTAAATTATTACTACTAGTTTGTTACTCTTTTTCAAATTATCCTCAGCCCATAATGGTTGAAGATTTTCATAATGACACAACTTATAAAGTTCGTCTTCTGTTTTTGCAGATGATAATGGAATGATGTGGTCAATATGCCACTCACTCCTGTTATCCCAAGTCATACCATCAGTAAATTGGGTTTCTAAATGTTCTTTAAGAAATTTTGGGGAACATCCAACAATTTCAAAAGTTTTGTTTTTTTTGGTTATGTTGTGTGATTTTAAATAAAACCAAATTCTATATCTAACATCATTAACCAAACCATAAATCACATCTGTTTTTCTTCGTTCTTTTCTTCTTATTGCCCTTTTTGGTTTATATGATTCACGTAATAACTTTGACGATTTTAATATTTTATCTTTATTATCAATATAATATTGAACACTTTTTTTTCGTCTTTCTTCAACATTTTTTATTCTATAATTTTTAGAACTCTCTTTTGACTTTTCAGGGTTTTTTTCTCTATATTGTTTACTTCGTTCATTATTACATTTTTTACAACAATATAGGAATCCATCATCAGATGTTTTTGAATTACCGAACTCACAAACATTTTTATTTTCATTACATTTATTACAAACTTTTGTCTCCATTTTTAATATACTCTTTTAATAGTTTATTAACAAGAGAAGATAAGTTTATAGATTTATTCTTAAAGTATTGTGGTAACTCGGGGTCAACCGAAACACCAATCTTAACTTTCTTTTTTTCTTCTTCAACTTTTTTTCTTCCCATATATTAATAAATATCTACAGATTATAAAAAAGTAGAATTTTTAGAATTTTTTTATATTATTCGTCAATGTCGTCAGTAGATTCAGCCAAAGAATAATCTGAATACCCTAATTTTGTTGTCCAATACTCCGAATATTCTTTTTTATAATTATCTAAAGCCTCTTTTGTGTCTTCAATGTATCCTTGTGGTACCGCAATTATTTTGCCATCCTTGTATCCGAGGCCATTTACGTGATTTTTCAAAATTGATATCTTTGTTCTAATTGCGAACGACACCTTTCTACCGTCTTTAGTTGCGTCAATATGACTGATACCTGCCTTTTTCTGATTACCAAATAAAAATATTAGACTACTTGCCAACCATATAGCTGTTCCCCCTTTGGCTCGAATTTCAGGTTGACCAAAAGGATTATCGGGCAATTCTACCCATGGTTGGTTTACCACAACTAAAGTATTATAATAAGGGTAATCTTCTTTTTTTGATTTTGATATTCTGGAATGTATCCCCATTCCTATTTTATCCGCTAGCACCCTAGCCGAGTGCATCGAGCCGCCCTTACCGTCAAAAGTCATCTGACACGGAACTGACCCAATACTATCAAACAAAAATAATAAGTTATAAGGAATGTTACCCTTCTCTTGTTCGTCTAAAATATTGTTAATAAAGTCAGTTGCCTGCTCAATAACATCAAACGAATCGTTAAATATAAAATCCCCATCCCACTCCCCAAGTTCGTTTTTATGGGCCTGTAACCCCAATTCCACACTATGTTCAAAACTCCATTTCTTCTCTGTAATAATGAAAACCGGTAAATGTCCTTTCCTTTGAGCGTCCGCGGCAGCTAATACCAACGCGGTTGTCTTTCCAGCGTTTGAATGTCCCAAGAACATATTGATACCCCCCATTACAGGTCCGGGTAATCCACAAGCATTCATAAACGCCTCTCCGCAATTATAAAAACTTTCGGGTTTATATTTTGTTTTTGTTGAGAATTTATCTTTAATTGACTTAAAGTCGTTTTTCTTAATTGCCATATTGTCTATGTGTTATTAAATGTTTTGTTAAAAAATAAGAACTTGGACATATACTTGGACGCGATGTCTTAGTAAGTGTCCAAGTTCAATAACTTAGAACGGTAATTCTTCGTCAGGTTGGTCACCCGCTTGTGGGTCAATAGTTGGTTTTTTTTCAGATTTACCACCCATAGAAATTTCTGATGAGTCAGAGTTTCCATATGCGTATCCACCTTTGTCACTATCCCAACGTGGAGTTTCTCCTCGTGCGATTGCTTCAAGATATTCTACAGGTTTTTTAGAATAAACGTCAGACCAAGTAAGTTCGTCAGTAATCCAAGATTTTGCGGTCTCGGTGTCTGTGTGAACAGGTCCTGCGTCTTCGTACATAACAGTTTGGATAACTGTGTAAACGGCTCCTTTAGGGGTTTTTGCTTTGGTTAACTCAAGAATAATGTCACGACCTGTTGTTGTGTCTGTGATGTCACCTTTAGCTCTCCAAATAGGGATAATTTTGTCAAGAATTCCTTCGTTTTTGTAATTGTGTTTAAAACGCCAGAATTTAACTCCATCCGCCTCATTATCACGGTCAATTACTTTTACGATGTAAAATTTACGTGGTTTGTATTGTCTAGCAAGTTCTTTGTCAGAATCTCTGCCAGTAGACATAAGTTCTTCGTTAACTTCACTCAAAGGTGAGCGTTCGTTATCATTCTTGCCTGGGTCAAATAACTTTACCCATTTTCCGTCCACTTGAATCTCGTGGAACCATACTTCTTTAAACGGTGAAGAACCATCAGGTGTTGGTAAGATTCTTAATCTTTTTTGACCTTGTTTTTCAGTATCCTTAAGGATTGCTGCAAAGTACTTTTTCAGTCTATCTTCTTGAGAGACCTTTGAGGTGGAAGTGTAACCTCCTTGTTTTGATTGTTCGTACTGTGCTAGTACCGAATCTAGGGAATTGTTTGTCGCCATATAATTTAAGTTTTAATTGTTTACTAAGTATAAGTGTCAGCCTTTGTTTTGTCAAATAATTTAAAAAAAAAACGGTCAATTAAGACCGTTAATTTACTTTAGTCTTGAAAAAGTATCAATGTCGGTATCGTTGTTTTCAAAGTTTCTAAAACTTTTTTTAATATCGCCAGGAGAATACGCTTCAACATCGTCTTTGGTTAAAACATACTCATTTTTTCCTGACTTTTCCATATCTTCTTGTTTATCTTCAAAAAAATCGCTTAGTTTTTGATTAAATGGACCTGAGTCCAAACTTCTTAATTCTAATTTTTCTTCAGGAGTTTTTACTCTATATTTTTCAACCTTAGCCTCAAGGTCATTTAATTTATTCATAATTGAGTCCATGTCAGAAAGTTTACTTTCTAAACCTTCAAGGTGTTTGAATAAATTATTAAAATATTCTTCTTGTTTTTTTTCTACACTTTGTTGTGATTTAACTAAATCAGTAATGTCAAGTTCTTTTGATTCTTTTGATTCACTTCCAATTTTTTCAACATCAGGGTCAGATGAAATATCTACAGACTCAGGTGGAACATCCCCTCCAACAGGCGCTCCCGCATCAGGTGGTGGTGGTACCGTTCCTACATCAGGTGGAAGAACCGCTCCTGCATCAGGTGGTGGAGGAACTGCTCCTGCATCAGGTGGTGGAGGAACTGCCCCTGCATCAGGTGGTGGTGGTAATGTTGCGTCTTGCTCAGAGATATAATTGTTAATACTTTTATATCTCATTACCTCATTTAAAATTTTTACGTCTATTTTCATTTTCTTATCCATTTAATAATTGTTTTACTCCAGTAGTTGTCTCAACTTGGATTTTTTTATTTTTAGACATAGTATTGTCCACTCTTTCGATTAGACCGTCTTTCATTCTGATTGTATAACAATCTCCTGTATCTAAGTCACAAACTTGCTTATTACCGTCACCCAAATCTTTTTCGGTGTGTCGAGTATTTTTACCTAAGTAGTTATCTAAAATTAATTTTGTATTCATAATTTCTTTTTTATATAAATATATCAAAAAGATAAAATGTTAGTTCTATCTTAGTTTTATGGTGTTGGTGTTGGTGTAGGAGTTGGTGTAGGTGTTGGTGTAGGAGTTGAGCTTGGTGATGGGATTGCATTCCAAATATCCAAAGACTTTTGTACTTTAAACTCAATATTAGATAATTGTGTTGAGTCCATATTAAAATATACATTCTCATTATTTTGTTTTGCCCCAAAATATATAACCCAAAACTTAGTAATTTCTTTCGCGGACACGTTAGGTAGATTTATCATACTATTTTTCCATCTTTCCAATAGAAGTGTAACATTATTATTTAAATCGTCAAACACTGCGTAAGGTAAAGTTGTTGTGTCAGATTTTAAACAAAAATAATTCGGATTTCCTTCAAAAAACGTATTAGACGGTCCCCAACTACTTGACAAATCAATACCGGCAAAATTATTTTCATAGGCTTCTAACCCTGTTGATGTTGATGACTCTAAATACAATGCCGCGAACACCGCATACTTTAATTTACCGTCATCAGGAATGTTTCTTGAACTCATCATCATTTCAATTGTTTTTATAACCTCCTTAAAGGTTACTTTATAACTTTGGGGGGTTATTGGTATATATCTATCATATTTCGATGCGGGAGTACAAGCCTGAGTTTGTGTTAATTCTTTACCTCCATTAGCATTAGACACAACTTTATTTTGTTGAGAAATAACATTCCCTTTAGCGTCTTTAGTTTCTTGTTTTTTCGCTTCTTTGTTTTTTTTGATAATTGATTGTAATAAATTAAGTTTA